ACTCTAGGTTGGTCTGCTTTAGGTTGTGTATTACCCTGCTTCGCCACCTGCGGCCTCCAATTTTGGTTTAGGCGCTGCTTGTTGTTGAGGCTTTTGTTTCTCTTGCGCCTCACGCTTCGCCAACTTTTCCTTGAGCAATTGTTTCATCGGTGGTTCTAATAAGTCAAGTAAAGACTCTTTGTCAATTGCTTGAGCTTTAAAGAGATTAAATGCTAACTGACGCGAATCTTCCATAAAGATTGGGCTGTTGGAGTGAGCGTCCACTTTTACAACATAATCTTTAGTGAATTGTTCAGGTATAAACGCCACGTCATATTCGTCCCTAAAATGCGTTTGGTCATACGCTTGCATCAACTTCATGTACAGCGTGGCAACCTTTTCTAAGCTATCTTCAACAATTAAAGCGCGTTTTTTGGCTCTTGAACTGCCTAATCTAGCTAATTGAGAGGCATGACCGGCACTTCGTACCCCTTGTTCCCCGCGGCCAGACAAGATGGAGCTAATACCAGAAGCCTCTGCAAACATTGCATCGCACTCATGAATAACTTCAAACAAGTCATTTGGCATAGTAGGCGCCAATCTATCTACTTTTGCATTTGGCATATCAGTAGTAAGAAGGCCCCCAGGTCTATTCAACGCAAAGTTTTTCTCGTCTAAGATACCCGTAAAGCCAGAAAGCGCGGTAGGAGGAGATACCTGCTTGCTTAATAGGTCGAGAATCTCTGTCATCCGGCCATTGCGTAGTTGTTGCAAGAACACTAGCTTCTGGACTTCCGACTGCCCCCAGTAATAATCATACTGAGGATTAGGGCAAATCTGGATGAACGGCAGTTCACCTTTCAAGAAAACGCTTGCACCAGGGCGGTCATATATCACCACGTCAGGGTCGCACATAGTTACACAGCGATAATCCTGAATATCATCGTCCCATACCCACAACTCGCTCATCTTTGCTGTAGGTTCAGCAACACGCGCCTTGTATCTGTTCTGTCCGTACAAATCTAGGTTGACGGTACCGTACAGAGTAGGATTGGTTTGACTCATCACAATGCGGTCAATACCTTCCGGTATGTCTTCAGTACGCGGATTATAAGCTGTAGTTATACGTCTAACTATTTCATCTCTACGCGGATGACTATACAGTCTGTTGTAAAGCTCTGATTTAGTTATGTAATATGTTTGGACAATGGCTTCTTGTCTGTCAGTGTATGGCGTATCTTCACGCAGCACACCCATAGCACTTGGTTCAATAAGAAAAGGGTGTATGCCATTGTTATAAACAAGTTTGACAAAAGTGGTGTTAAACACCAGCGCCCAAGTTAGGGCGGTCGAAAATACTTGGTCAGCGTTAGAGTTTAGCCACTCATCATTAAGAGCGCCTGTTAAACGCGGCACCTTGCGTTCTTCAAGATTGCTTACAGAAGCGCCTAAATTGATAGTAAAACGGGTGGTCTCTGCTGAGTACAGGAAGCTCGTCAGAGTGTCGATGTGCGGGTATATCTTGTTGAATATGGCGGGGCTGTCTTCTGGCCCGGAACCAAACAAGTAAAAAGAACGTAGCGATGAGTAATCACCCTTGCGTTCCTCAAGGCTCACCATACACTTTTGGATTAAGTCCTTGTAGAACTGCTCCCGATGTTCGTGACCTTCAGGTATACGCATTATTTAATCTTCAGGTTTTCATGGTCAGGAATATAACTTGCCGTCTTGGGTCCGGTCAAATTACCGGCCTCGCTCGGCTTCATTCCTACGGCTTCCCCTCGCACGGATTGTACCGCACGTCCAGACAAAAGTGATTGCATATTTAACCCGGGCATACCACCGCCCCAAATCGCGGAATCCCGCGGTGCGGGTTCTTGTGGTTCAGGCTTGGCATTGTTTCTAGTAAAGTAACCGGCCTGGTTCTCACCCTCACGGGTGGTTTTAATGTCGGTCATCTTGTAATCCATTGCTAATTGCTTCGCCGTCTTATCAGCCCTTTTGGAACGCTCTGACTTGAGAGCAGGCGCACGCAAATGCACGCGCATAACATTTGCCTCACAACCATCAGCAAAACAACTTGCAACATCACTTTCAAAATAACCATGTGTCGGACATTTGTAGTCTTTAAGTATCATCATTTATCCCCTTGAATAATCTCTAGGGTTTCGCAACCCTACCTTAACTTGAAGTCTTCCATCAACTAACGCTATCTTCTGAGAACGTACAACAACGCGTTCAGGTTCTCTGCGGTACTCAACAAACTTAGAACGGTCACGGTTTTGCATGATGCGTACATACCCGTCCTTATAGTTATGATAAGCGCGGCTTACTCTTATTTGAGTACGCTCTGAGAGCGGTTCCGTCTTGCGCTGAAATACGTCCAACAAGAAGTCTTTGTTAAGACCGCACATCTCTGCAAACAAGGCCATGCTAATACCGCGTTCTTTGTCGGCAATGAAGCGGTCCATAATGTCTAGTAACTTGGCTTTAGGAATTGGCTTTAGTTTGTCCATACATGCCTAACCTTTTTAAGTAATCAGACACGCCGCGGCTAACTGCTTTCTCGCCTGAGGTCATTGATTCTTCTTTGCGGTTTGTCTCGCGGGTAATCTTAGCGGCCATCAAACGCGGGCCTACTTGTTCTGCAAACGCTGCGGCTGCCAATGCAGCGGCGATAACTCTGTCATCCTTGTTGCGGCCAGTAGCTTCAATGCTACCTTGGTCTCTGACCACCGTCTTCATCTCGTCAATCAGGTCCATAGAGAATATGTCCATCATGCCGCGTTCAAAGTAATCTTTCATGTAAGTGAGCATCCGCTCTTTAGATTGCGTAGTAGTCAGCCAACCAATAGAGTTACTAATGCCACCCAAGGTGTCGTTCCTACGCCAAATGTACTGTTGCATAGAGCCATAGACGTTCATCAAGTCATTGCCCATCACGCCGCCCATACTGGCCGCTTGGCGCTTCAGATTGCGTAGTTCATTAATCACGGCCTGACCTGGACCATTGACTTCAAGGTTAAGCGTAGAGTTCTTATAAGCACCTGCAAGGTGCGCAATAACCCAAGCAAACTGGTAGGTGTTCATCTCTGAGGTAGCAAACTCCGCGACCTGTTCCATTGCATCTGCGTAGCATCGGAAGACTTGGATACAGAAGCGGTCAGCCCAATCACTAGAACCATAAGCAGGGTCAGCACCAATAACGTAATAACCTTGTTCAACGGGTTCCTCAAATATCTTGAGCGTAGCCAGGCGCTCCGTACTCTTAACCACCTGAGTGTCATGGAAGTAACTCCCCATCACATAACGATAGGATTCAAAATCTATTTTCTTGGCAATCTTCATTGCGTCTGTGCAACGCGCATTGCTAAAGAAGCTGGTGCCTGTCATCACAAAAGCATAGTCCTCCGTGGGAGGAAACTCTTGATACATCAGGCTATCGTCTTTCATTCCCTCATACAACTTCCAACGCCACCACGCCATTTGCCGGGAATTGATTTCAAAGTTGTATAACTTCTTAATGTCTTTGGTCCATTCCTTTTCTTCTGCTGTCAGCTTTCCATCCCAATACGTTTTGTACACATCGCTTTCAGGGGACGCGGAATAAAACTCATTGCGCCACCAACCACAGAAAATGGCCTTCTGAGTACGCGCACGCTTCGCGGTGGTGTACATATCATGGAACATATTAAAACCACGCGCTGTACTCTCAAAGATATACAAGCGGTCATCATTGGTTTCAGCCAAGGAAGCCAACAGAGAGGCTAGGCCTTCTTCATCACCCCAAGAGCTAGTCTCAGTACCATGCAAGAACGTAATGCCCTTACCGCGGCCCAGGCCGCCCTTTGCACGCGTACCTGCTACCTGATAGAACAACCTGCTACGGTTCTTCAACGTCAACTGAGTACGGTTATGGTTGACCAGAGGAATCTTAAACTCTTTGGGCAAACCTTCCATGTAAGCAGATAAAGTACCGCGGAACATATCCCGGTTTTCTTCCGTGTCCGTTACTAAAGTTCCACCCAGGCCAGCATGAGTAAAGTGCCAATACAAATCCAATGCCAAAGAAATGGTAGTAATTCCAAGCTGCCTCCCTTTCAGTATCACAAAGAAATGAATGTCTTCTTCAAGACCTTGTGCAATCTCATCCATGACGTAAGTCTGCGTACCTAACATCCGGTCTAGCTTGCGTAGCCCCTTCTCCTTGGTCTCAATCTTTAACTGAGAACAGAAAGTATAAAACTGCTGTAGGTTAAACTTCA